GCCAAGTGCTTTGCCACTCTGAGGCGTGATGACCTTTTTGGTGTAACCGCTAGCAGTTTTCCGACTGAGGATGTAATCCCCCGTTGACTCCTGACCAAAGACCAATTGGCCTAGCAGGATGGTGATGATCAATGCGTATTTCATTGGTTGTTAGTTTTGTTGTTAGGTGAGAATTGATTAGGTCTTTTTGGCCGCAGGGAATTTGCCAGCCTTGACAGGCACAGGAAGTTTGATGACTTTGTTAGGATCGACTGGAGGCTTGCCAGTAACAGGGTCAAGGCCGCTCGCCTTCATCTGTTCTGCTAGAGCAGCGGCGTCATCCGCTTCCTGTTGGGCTTGCTCTTCCTCTAACGCAAGAATGTCATCCTCACGATACTCCATCTCAAGGATTTCCTCAACAAACTGTTTGGGAACGATTAGAAGATCAGCGCCGGGTGCGTTGACATAGGCCGCTAGAGCCTGCGCCTTTTTCACCATGATGTCCGCTTTCTTGTCCTCTGGAAGGCTAACAAGTGAAGGCCATTTCACGATGTATTCGCCATTCTTTGGAGCAGGCAAGTCACCTGTGGCAATGAAGAAATCAATTAGAGGCCGCAGTTGGTTAGGTTCACAATGGTTAGTGCGCCTTTCCTGAACTCGACTTGTCCAGTTGTCCGCATCCATTGAACTAGCCAATTCAGCAGACTCGCTACCTGTTAGGATTCGCTTTGGGATTCCAGTCGCGCCACTGATTAGAGAGAGCACCGCATCCACTTGATCCTTGGGGGAATCCGTCCTCAACTCTAACGTCTCAACCTTCATCCCCTTGGTCTTGAGGACGCGGGACAGTTGGTTGACATAGTCGTTAGCATCCTGCGTGACCTTTTCTGGATCTGCGATTGTTACATCCTTTTCAGCCGCTAGATTGATCCCTCCACGAGCGTTCAACCAATAGACCTCAGCACAGCCACCCACCAGCTTTTCAAGATCTGCTAACCTGTTATAGATAGACCCAAGGATGGACTGTCCAAAAACGTCATTGTCTAGCAGGCCTTCAGCGATGTGGATGACCCGTGAATAATGAACAGTGATTGTCCTGCTAGACGCCTGTTGGGGATTGCTAACGGATGGAGTCGCGTTGTTAGTCACGTCAATGATGCTGAACTCATAAAGCAGTGGCTTTCCAAACCGCTCGTTAGTTGGATCAGTCTCGAAAGTCTTGATCACGCAGTTAGATTCACCGTATGGCATCAGGTAAGCGACTTTGGCACCATTTGGGATAGGTTGGTCAACTTGTGACCCTCCACTAACACCTAGCAACAATGTTGAATAGCGGCCTAACTGGCTGAGGATGTCAGCACGCCGCAGATAGTTCCACAGCTTGAACTTTTTGGCTAGAGCTTTCCACGCCAACTCAAAGGCCGTTTCATCCTCCTGATCCTCATCATCTAACACTTCTGGAGGCTCACCCCAAGTGGCGTCTGGATAGGCTGTGGCAATGCGCTTGGAAATGTCGCCTCGCTGATAATTGAAAAGGAAATCCCCAGCTTCTAACTTGTCCTTATAACCAAATATCTTGTAAAGGTCACGAGCGCCATCATGCGTCCTGCCATTCAACAATCCAATGCGGTCTGCTAGGATTGACCTCTCCACGGCGTTAGTGACTAGGCTAAGAATCTCATTTGCCACGGGTGCTGTTACAATAGGTTCCATGTTGGTTAGCTGTTAGTTACCAAGTGCCACCAGTTAGAGCGTCAGGCCTCAACGCGATGTCAATGGCATCAAGCGTTGGATCTATCTGGTCATCGTATTTGTGAGTCATTAGAGGCGTAAACTTGCGGAACTCGCTAAGGTAGTCGGATAGATAGGTGGCATTTTCGTCCAAGTAAACTCTTTTCGACGCAAGATAGGGAATCATGTCCATGGCCCTCGTCACCTTGTCCTTGTTCCGTTGGATAGCCTGCATTGGAATGGGAGGATTGAATTCCGTTAGCATGTCCTGAATCAATCCAGTTCCGCTAGATTTGTCCTCAACAGCGGCGAATCTCAACCTGCTAACAGTCTGGGTGCCAGTGCCAAAGTGCTTGCGCCAGAACGCTAGGAAGTTGCGCCTCAGCTCTGGAGCTTCCCATTTACCAACTAGCAGATCCAACAGATAGATCTTGCCATCTAACACACCCCAGCATTGGAAACAGGTGCGGTCATTGATCTCCTTGGTCTTGCTAGCAGTATCAGCCGTGATGAAACGATACTCACAGACAGGCGGGACTTTGTAATACTGCCACCACTCATCCTTGAACATACCTCCACCAAGAGGGGAAGGCCTCTGGTCGTATTGCGCCGCCGTCGTGTAAGGATCAGACTCCCTCATGGTTAGGATCTGATCTAACGTATGCTTGTATTCCCAAAGTGGACCTGTCGTTAGATCATAGTCAATCGGGATGCCATGGGTGTATTCTAACGGATAGGGCTCACGATCCTCCTTGGCCTTGATCTCAACAGGTAGAATCAGGTGGTGCCACTTCTCTCCATTGCCACCCGTTAGAAGAAAGCCTGTTGGATCCTCTTCATGGATGCGTTGCATGATCACGATCACCGGAATGTCCTCATGGGCTAACCGACTCTTGAACGTGTTGTTGAATCTGTTATTGACTCGCGTTCTAATCGTTTCTGAATAGGCGTCATCAGGCTTGATCGGATCATCAATGATCATCGCCCCGCTGAATCCCTCCATCATGCGTCCTGCGCGGAAACCTGTAATGGCTCCACCACTGCTAACAGCCATGACTCCACCGTTGTGGATGTTATACCAAGCACCCTTTGACTGACTATCCTTTTTCAACGTCGTTGGATAGAGTGAAGTGTATTCCTTGCTTGTGCATAGCTCTTTGATTAGGCCACTGTTGAGAAGTGCTAGATTGTCAGAGTATGAGATATGGATGAACTTGCTCTTTGGGTTAATGGCCAACCCTCTAGAAATGAAGTTGATAACAGCCATTTCCGTTTTGGTATATCCGGGTGGCACGTTGATGATTAGACGCTTGATGTTGCCTGCTATGACTTGATCTAACGTCCTTGCCATTATGCGATGGTGATCCGATAGAATGAACTTGTGGCCATCGCGTTTCTTGAGGAAGTATCTAGTGAACGCTAACTGGCTTTGAAGCAGCATGTGGCGTAATAGCCTTTGCTCGTTATAGCTCCATTCACTCTCTGGATCTAACCGCGCCTGTCTATCGGAAATCTTCCTTGGCCTGTGCTGATGAGGGTTAGCCTGTTCCTCTTCGATGCGTGCTAGATTGTGGGCTAACTCAACGTCATCCTGAATGTGATAGTCATCTTCGAACTCTTCATCATCCTCATCATCTGCTAGGCCTCCCGGCAGATCATCATCTAACTCCTCATCCCCTTGTTCAAGGCCTGGATAGTTAGTCGCTATGTTTGGATTGCTCATGTTAGATGCCAAGTTTCTTGAGTGTCCTGCGAATCACGATGGCCAAGGCTAGACAAAAGATCTCCCAAGGTGTTAGCCAGATGTATGCCAATTCATTGATCATGCCCTTGGCAGTTAGATTGCCCTCGAAAGACTCAAAGGCCTGCCGCTTTCTGGCTTGAATATATTCCTCTAACGCCTCAACCTTTTCGTTGGGGTCAACTTGTTCTTGATTAGGATCTTCCATGGCTTTTATTGGTTAGTTGAATTTTTACCCATTGACGCCTGCTAGCACTCTTTGGGCCTAACTGCTTCTCTCGAAACAGGCCCTCATTGGATAGCATCCAACTGCCAACCCTAACCATAAATGAGAATGGTGGATTGGACATGCCAACAGGCAATGGCTTGAGTTGGTTAGTATTCTTCATCAAAGACTTCTTTGAAGATTTCCACTTCATTCCTTGAGAGTGGCTTGATGCGGATGTCCTGTTGGATAGATCCGCTATGCTCCACAGCCTTCAACTTTGGATAGAGATATTGCATCAATTCCTTGATGTGATCCGAGCGAAGATTGAGTGGCACCCAAGAATCAGTTAGGCTTACCTTAGCCTTTTCAAGGATCTTCTCTAACTCCCTTTCCCAATTGATCGCATTGCCTTTGGTTAGATGGCTGATCATGTCCATATACCAATCTCTAATCATTTCGAGGAATGGGTGGTTAGTTGTCAAGGCCTCTCCACGGGCAATCTTGACGCTCCACTCTAATGGATCGAAGTTAAGATCTGCTAGACGTTGGTGAGCGCCAACAGTCATGCGATGAGGATACTTGAATTGAGGATCGCTGTTAACTGCTAGAGTGCCAGGGTGAGCTAACTGAATTGACTTTGGGTTAGGTTGGTTGCGAGACGTGGGGCCTTTCTCCCGCACCTTGCGAGGGTTAGGTGGTCCGTCAGGTTTTATGGGAGGGCCATCACTCATGTAAATTCATCTATCTACATCCAAATCTAATTGGGTAGCATATAGTCAAGCAACCATTTTCTAACTTCAAGATCTATCCACCAAGGAGGGGATCTACCACGGCCATTCGTCATCCAGCATTCCATCTATGTTAGACTTCGCTTTCAATCTGTTTCCAAACCCCATGCGAATAAACCCTTGCTTGCATTGCTCGCGGGCTCGGATTTTTCTCGCTCCTTTCTACATACTAACAGGAATACACTACTTTCCATATGTTAGATTTTACAACAAATCCCTATTTAATCCGAGTAATGCAAGCAATCCAAGCAATGCAATACATAACTCACTCACAATTAACATATTGCCACGAATTTCTAACAGCACAGATTCCTGCACGGATATGTAGTTGCTCGCATTTCTCAAAGAATGTGAACGAATTAACCACTCAGACGAATCTAACCAAACACCCTACTTTAAGAAAACTTCGTTAAAACCTAGCGATGAAGCCGAGCAAGGCAATTCTTCCTTGCAACGTATCCTTTTGATCGTTCCCATACCAAGGTTTCCAAAATAAGCTCTTGCGTGGGGTCTAATTGCCCTGCATTCTCCTGCCATCACCTACTGCTAACCAATGGACAATAATTCTGGAACTGCTAACATTCCCGCCCCTGATGACATGTATGTTGTTGGATCTGAACCTAAAGGAGGACGCCGCGCACGCTATCCATTCAAAACGATGGAGGTGGGTGAACACAGGGATTGTCCGTTAGATCCACTGCGGGTTTCAAAACACCGTGGCCAGATCATGTCAGCGATTAGACAGACTCAGTATCGTTGGCGCAAGCGGCAGTTTGGAGTCAAGGATATCACGGAAAAGGATGATCCAAACGTCAAAACGCTAACAATCCGGGTCTGGCGTCTTGAGGATATTGATTCTAACCGTCCAATCTGAATGATCACTTTCGAGTCTTTTCTAACCGAGTGCATTGGGGAGAATCACGGCCTGTCTCCAGACGTTGTTGAGCTCATGCGGATTACCTATAACCAAGGCCAACAGGCTGGGATTGAATCCTTCCTGCAATGCAAGGGGAAGAAAGCGAGACAGGCGCAACTGTGCAAGAGACTCAAGATGGATGGGGATCGTCTCGCTTCTAACTTCAACAAGACTCTAATTCAAAGAAACTAACTGTTATGGCCAAACGTCGCACCAACCCACACGCTAACCCAGCATCAAAAACTGTGGAAAGTCACAGACTCGACATTGACGCATCATTTGAGCTTTTCCTAACCAAGTGTTACGTGGATCAAATGTTAGATCAGGATCAGAAGCGGGAAATCAAGACCTGTTTCATCTGCGGCATGAAGTTAGGCTTTGAGTCCTGCATGGCGATTGCTAGCGAGGATGTCCCTGATGAGGTCAACATGTTAGCTATTCAACAGTTAGAAGATGACATCAAAACAGCATTTGAAGCAGCTAACCAAAGATAGATCATGGACCCTGAAATCTATAACCATTGGCTAGTCTCTGGATTCGCGAGCGCGATGGACAAGGAG